AAATGTAGTCAAGCTGGCATTCAATCCTTCACAGGCTTATCGTGATTATCTATATCCCAATGGAGTAAATCCAGTAGTAACATTCCCGGGTCAAGGAACTGTATTGTTTGGTGATAAAACACTTCAAGCATATGCTTCAGCCTTTGATAGAATTAATGTTCGCAGACTCTTTATTGTTCTAGAAAAAACAATATCAATTGCTGCTCAGAATTTACTATTTGAATTTAATGATGCATTTACTCGCGCACAATTTGTTTCACTTGTTACACCATTCCTTAAAGATGTTCAAGGACGTAGAGGTATCTATGACTTCCAGGTGATATGTGATACTACAAACAACACTCCAGAAGTAATAGATTCAAATACATTTGTCGGTGACATTTACATTAAACCTGCTCGTTCTATCAATTATATTCAGCTTAATTTCGTTGCTGTAAGAACTGGTGTAGCTTTCTCTGAAATTGTCGGCCAATTTTAATCAATAAAGAAACTAGGAGAAAGAAATGGCTTTTAATATAAATGAAATAAAGTCGCAGTTAGTCGGTGGCGGTGCAAGGCAATCATTATTTAGTGTTCAATTTGCAAATCCCGCAAATGGTGTTAGCGATATTAAAGTACCGTTTTTAGTAAAAGCTTCTTCTATTCCAGAAGCAAGATTAGGAACAATTGAAGTTCCATATTTTGGAAGAAAAATTAAATTGGCTGGTGATAGAAACTACGCTGATTGGGCAGTGACAGTAATTAATGATGAAGATTTTCTTATTCGAAATGCTTTGGAAAATTGGTCTAATGCAATTAATTCATTTGAAGGAAATCTTCGCACTTTTGCATCATCTTCTCCAAATCTTTATAAATCAAATGCTACGGTTACTCAATATGATAAGTTGGGTAATTCAATTCGTGAATATACTTTTGTTGGGATTTATCCTGGTGATATTTCGGCCATTAATCTTGATTGGAATGCTACAGATCAAATTGAAGAATTCAATGTATCATTTATGTATGATTATTGGGAAGTTACTGGAGGAACGACTGGTAACGCCGGAGGATTTTAATTATTCAATATAGTAATGGCATGGGACTTTGAAATGTTTTTAGATAACAAATATACACGGATCTATTTTAGTATAATAAACAACGTTAAAAATAGACCCGTATGTGGTTATACTGAAGATCATCATATTGTACCTAAGTGTATGGGTGGCTCTGATTATGAATATAATCTAGTTGAACTTTCATTCAAAGAACATTTCATATGTCATAGATTGTTAGTTAAAATGACTTCAGGTGAAATTAAAAGAAAACTTAGTTATGCATTATGGAAAATGGCAAACTCTAAAAATAAAATTTCTTCCTTACAATATAATAAGGCAAAGATTATAGGTGCACTTGCAATAAAAGAATATTTTATAGGTGTTCCTAAATCTGAAACTCATAAAATTAACATGAGAGGTGAACGTCCTCATGTTAATCAAACAGGAATCCACAATAATAACTTCAAGGGATGGTACATAACTCCTTGGGGTACTTTTGATTCTCCCCCTGCTGCTAGTAAAGCCGCACCTTTTGATATACCAGCAACAACTATTATAACGTATTGTAAGTTGAATAGACCTATTAGAAAAAAGAATAAATACAATATTCCAATCGGTGTACCTTTGAAAGACTTAGGTTACGATTTTATTGAGAGGGGTATATAATTTGCGTCTTTTTGGTTTTGAAATTCGTCGTGAAGAAGAAAAACAAGATATTCCATCATTTACTCCTAGAGAAACGGATGATGGCGCTCTTGTAGTTTCTGCTGGCGGTACATATGGCACATATCTTGATTTAGAAGGTTCGGCAAGAACCGAAGCAGAGATAGTTGCGAAATATAGAGAAATGGCTATTCAACCAGAAGTGGAATTAGCTGTAAATGATATTATATCAGAAGCCATTGTAAAAGAAGATAAACAAAAGATTGTTGAAATCGATTTAGACGATCTTGAATATGCTGATAATGTTAAAGAAAGAATTTCTTCAGAATGGGATAAAATTTCAAACCTTCTTGATTTTAACAATTATGGATATGAAATCTTTAAACGCTGGTATGTAGATGGTCGGGTTTATTATCATGTAATGATTGATATTAATGATCCGCGAAAGGGTATTCAAGAACTTAGATATATTGATCCTCGTAAAGTTAGAAAAATTCGAGCCGTAAAAAGAGTACGTAAAGATCAAGTATATGTCAATGTAACTGATTCAGAATTTTATATGTATAATGAAAGAGGCTTTAAAGGAGCTTCTGCGACTGGCATGGACAACCAAGGTTTACAGATCGCCAAAGATTCTATTCTTCATGTGACTTCAGGCGTCGTGGATAAAGATAACAAGATTGTTTTGGGATACTTACACAAAGCTATAAAACCACTTAATCAACTTCGTATTTTAGAAGATGCTACAGTAATTTATCGCATTAGTCGAGCACCCGAGCGGCGTATTTTCAGTATTGATGTTGGCAACCTTCCAAAGATGAAAGCAGAGCAATACGTCCGTGAAGTCATGGTTAAGCATAAGAATCGTTTGATTTACGATGCCTGTTTAGATATGAATACAAAAATTCCTTTACTTGATGGCAGAACATTAACTTTATATGAAATTCAAGAAAGATTTGAAGCTGGCGAAGAACTTTGGGCGTATTCGGCAGATCCAAATACCGGTAAATTTGCTCCTGGATTAATTACATCTGCTGGTATTACAAAATTTGATCAAAAAGTAATGACAATAACATTAGATAATGGAAAAAGTATTACATGTACTCTTGATCATAAATTTCCAGTATGGAATAAAGGAAAAGTAGAAGCTAAAGATTTGGTTATCGGTGATTCTATGATACCATTTTATACTAGACAAAAAACAATACCTGGTGGTAATAATACATATGAACAAATTTTTGAAAATTCTACAAAAAAATGGTTATACACTCATAGATTAGTATCTTCATGGAAAGATGAAATTGGCTTATTAAATGAAACTACATATAGTGTGTCATACAAAGATGCATTGAAAAATACAGTACATCATATAAATTATAATAGACAGGCCGCTTCACTAAGAAATCATAAAATTGTATCTATTACTTTTCCTGAAGAAACAATGGATGTTGGTACATTAGGCATCGATAAGCACGAAATTTATCACGATTATCACACGTTTGCTTTAGATGCTGGTATATACACATGTAATTCGACTGGTAACATTCGTGATGATCGCAAGTTTATGAGTATGATGGAAGATTACTGGTTTCCTCGCAGAGCAGATGGCGGTGGAACTCAAGTCACCACATTGCCTTCAGGTCAAAATCTTGGTGAATTAGCAGATGTTGAATATTTTGAAAAGAAATTATATCAATCTTTAAATGTTCCAGTGTCTCGTATGATTTCTGACTCAGGATTTAATCTTGGTAGATCATCAGAAATTACTAGAGATGAATTAAAATTTCAAAAGTTTATTATTAGATTAAGAACAAAGTTTTCTGAATTATTTTATAAGGCATTAGAAAAGCAGCTTATATTGACTGGAGTTATTGCTGAAGAAGAATGGGAGAATATCAGAAATAATATTCATTTTAATTTTCAAGTAGATAATTATTTTGCAGAATTAAAAGAATCAGAAATTCTTACAAATAGAATTAATAGTCTTGCTATGATCGATCCATATGTCGGTAAATATTATTCTGAAGAATGGGTAAAAAAGAACATTCTTCAAATGACAGATGATGATATTGTAAAAATTGAAAAGCAAATTGATGAAGAAATGGTGACAAATATTGAACAACAAGCAAAACAAGCAAAACAACAACAATTAATGCCGCAGCAACCCGAAAGTGATGGTTCTGGTGAAGATCAGGGAAGTGAAACTCCTACTCAATATCCTCAAGAACCACAATTAAGTCAATAATATTATAAATATAAATATAACAAAATTGGAGAATACTATGATAGAATATACTGCATCAGACATTATTGATTCTGCTATTGATGGCAATGCTGTAAAGATTCAAGATATTGTGAATGATATGATGAAAGAAAGAACCGCCGAAGTTTTAGCAACCAAAAAAATTGAAGTTGCTAAAAGTTTCTTTAACCCAGAGGAATAATATGCCTATACAAGATAATAAATCAAAAATGGCAGTTCCTACGCAACCAAAGGATCTTGCTCGGAAACTCATTAATGTAGATATATCAAAATATGTCGTGGGTCCAGAAAGTAGAGATGGGTTAAAGAAGTTTAGTGCTAGACATCCTGCTTTAAGACGTGATCAACCAAATAATGACCCAGAAGAAAATGAAGCTATTTTTGGTGGAAGTAAAGTCAAAGATGATACCACACGCAGGGCTGATTATGAACTAGGTCAAGATGAAATAGCATATGATGAAGGTAAACCACAAGAAGGTGAACCAAAGCCCGTTAAACCAAAAGCAAAGAAAAAGATTGTTGAAAAGTATATTGCTAAAGTTAGTAAAAAAGTACCAGTAGAACCTATTAATGCTCAAAAGAAAGGTTCTATTGAAGGTCATGGCCATGAATACGAAACCGCTGAAACAAAAGGCGATGAAACTTCAGAACCACAACAAAAAAAACCACACGTAAAAGTTCCTCCTCAAGTATTAGCTAAAGAAGCCTATCTTTATGAGTTGGGTGAACCTATGGCTCCTGCTCCTGCTACTTCAGACAGTCCCGGGTGGTCTGGTGATACCGCTAAAGCCACCGATGATTCTGGTAAAGATTCACCTAATGATAATGACCACGACAACACAGATGGCGAACCCGATGAATCTGTAACAACAGCCAAAGATCAATTAGAAACTATTGCTACAGCGGCAGCAGAACTTTATGAAAATATTCAAGATAATATAAAATTACCAAGTTGGGTATTAGAAAAATTAGACTTAGCTAAAAACTTTGTTATGTCAGTCAGTGATCATGTTTCTGATGCAAAAGATGAAGATGAAGATAATCAACAAAAAGATGATGGCTCTTCAAATAAAGATAACACAGATACTCAAAAGCCATCTGCATTTAAAGGAAATGGCGAACAATCATTAGCAAAAGAAGATTCTTCTTTTTATCTAGCTCAAAGGCTTTCTAAAATTAATTTAAAGAGAGGAATGTAAAATGCGTCTAATTTGTGAAGTATTAGACAGTAAGCTTTCTCTTATTAAAGAAGCTAAAGAAGACGGTAAAAAGAATTATTATATTGAAGGCGTTTTTCTTATGGGTGATCAGCCCAATAAAAATGGTCGTGTTTATGAATCAAAAATTTTAGCAAAAGAAGTTGCTCGATATACAAAAGAACTTATTGAAACAAATAGAGCATATGGTGAATTAGGGCATCCATCAGGCCCTTCAATCAATTTAGATCGTGTATCTCATATGATCAAGTCTCTTACTCAAGAGGGTTCAGATTTTATTGGTAAAGCTAAGATTACCGATACTCCTATGGGTAATATCGCAATGAACTTATTAGATGAAGGCGCCAATCTTGGTGTTTCTTCTCGTGGTATGGGGACACTAAAAGA